ATTCATCAATAGACCCTTTGAAGCAGCCGCGAGTAACTTCAATCTTGTTGTCTTTTGCGTTGTAGACAGTGAGCGTCCTGTTGACTGATCCAACATGAGAGAACCAGACAATCAGGTCATCGCCGTACACCCGAGCGTCGCCGGACACCTGAGCCTCGCCGGACACCCGAGCGCCGCCGTACACCTGAGCCTCGCCGTACACCTGAGCGTCGCCGTACACCCGAGCGTCGCCGTACACCCGAGCGTCGCCGTACACCCGAGCGCCGCCGTACACCTGAGCCTCGCCGTACACCCAAGCGTCGCCGGACTGGTCAAGTGATTTTTCGTTCTCGATGTATCCACCAAGTGAGCCAGCAGAGCAAAAATAGGAGATTGCAACAAGAGCGCGAATCCGCTTCACTGTTCGTCCTGGCGCTATTACGATCTCATCGCCTTCAACAAATTCATACTTCTTCGTCATCACTTCCTCCAGTTGGTTGACTAAATTCAACAGCGCTACACGTAACGCTCTTGAATTCGTTGGGCGGCTCGGACCCCTCCTACAGCCGCCCGGTTGAATGGGTTTATTTCTCTGGCGTGCGGTTACATGTGGTTCTCCTTGAGTACTCGCCACTGTTTGGCTTATGGCGTCCGCCTACAAAACATCACCCAAAAGTGATGTGTGGTGGTGGCCGGTGCTGTCATCCATCCGGCTTTTGTTTTGGCTTATCCGACTCCGGGTGGACGATCCCGGCAGACACCTCTACAAGCCGCGCATCAGCCTGCGCATTCGCCACCACACATCACACTCCAAACATCTACAGAGAGCACAGAAAGGTGTGGGCCGGGCTTGATTCCGGCTACCCGTGTACTTTGGGCTAGGTACTGAAAGGCTTCCCAATCAGATTTACGACCTCGTTTCCTTCAACGTCGCCACACCTTTCTGCACTCTCTCCATCGCCACAACATCAGAGCTAGCTCCTAGACCCGCCTTTGCATCCTGTTGGCTTCACCCACGTATCGCTTGGGTTTGGTCGTCGCGTTGTGTGTTGCGATGAATGAACTATAACACATGTGCACATAAAATGGATGCCACAACAAAAAATAAATGCATTGAATGTGCACTCCACTTGTGCTAAGATCATCCCATGAAAAAACCATCCATCCCGACAACTGCTAAGGGCGTCCGTTTGCCTGATGCCTCTTGGCCATTATTTAACGACTTACTTCGTCTTCAAGGAAGACCGTGGTTTATCAAGCTTCTCATCAGAGAGCACGCCAAGATGATCAAGCGTAGACTAGTTGATCCACTAACCAAATAAGAGGTTCACGATGACTGCACCAAAAAATAACTTCGGCCTCAATCGAGACCTGATGGCTCGCTTTAACGCACCAGGATATTCACCGTTCACTGCCTTTAAAGCAGAACAAGCACCACTCAGCGCAAAAGAACTACGCGCTGAAAAAGTCAAGCAAGCCGCCCGCGAAGCCGCTGCCAGGCAGTACCTACGTAGGAAGGCAACGCGCATCAATCGGTCTATGCCGCAGGCTTGTGTTGCATCTGGTGAATCACTGCATCGAAAGGCGATTCGCGAAGAGATTGCGAGGGCGGCATGAGTGATTTATGGGCAATCCACATTCCAGGACCTGACGACATTTACGCCGCGCCTAGCGAGGATGCCGCTAAGCACATGGCCGAGAAGCACAACGCTGCCATGCGTGAGTATTTTGGAAAGCATCCAGAAAAAACTGGAGGTGATTGGCCTACTGTTGAAAGCACTATGGCATGCGTCATCGAATGGCCTTTTGAGGACGGCCACGCAGAAGCTTTGAAGGACTTTGACGCTGACGCTTGGGGCTGGAAGGGTGGCGCAGCATGAACTTCGACCTCAACCAACCAATCTGCCGCGCCAGTGACCCCATAGAGAGCTATCAGGCAGCGGATGCAGCCAAGACCCTGATTCTGTCGCACGAACGCAAGATTCTGCTTGTGCTTGGTGTTCGCGGACCAATGGGTGTAGACGGAATTGCAGCACGTTGCAACCTACCTGGGCACGCTGTTGGTAAGAGGATGAAGGCTTTGCTTGACAACGATCTCGTGAAGCTCACCGGGCGCGTTGTGAAGTCAGCCAGTGGCCGCAATGAGTGCGAATGGGTGGTGCGCTGATGGCAAACCAATGGCTTCGCTTGTGGCACGACATGCCAAATGATCCGAAGTGGCGGACCATTTCCAGAGCATCGAAACAGCCTATTGCATGCGCGATAGCTGTCTACATCCACATCCTAGTTTCAGCATCGAACGCAACTGAACGCGGACGAACGCACGACGTATGTTCGGAAGATATCGCTAGCGCACTTGATATGGAATGCGAACAAGTGGACCAAATAATCGAGGCAATGCAAGGTCGAGTTTTGGATGGTGATTTGGTGTCAGGGTGGGCAAAAAGGCAGGTTGAGCGTGAAGACGGGGCTGCGGAACGTGCAAAAGCATGGCGCGAGGCCCAAAAACTAAAGAAATTAGATGATTTGAACGCAACCGAACGCAACCGAACGCACGACGAACGCAAACAAACGCTAGATAAAGATAAAGATACAGATAAGAGTAATACAGGGAGAACAACAGCACGCGGTTACCGCTTGCCTGAAAACTTCGATTTAGATTTTCAGTTTGCCGTAGACCTCGGAATTCAAAACACACTTGAGGAGGCCAACAAGTTCCGCGACTACTGGAAATCACAGCCAGGGCAAAAAGGCGTGAAGCTTGACTGGCAGGCTACATGGCGCAACTGGTGCCGAAACGCGAAGCCAAGCGCCCACACAAAACCCGCTGAATCCTTCAAAGAACGCGACGCCCGAGAAGGCCGCAGACGCTGGGAAGAAATGACCGGACAGACACACCCGGACAACCTACCAAAAAACATCATTGATGTCATTGAACCCATGTTGGAGCTGCCCCATGTTGAAAGCAATTGACCGCCTTTTTCACCGCCTGGGCGCGACCTATGGCGCAGAGTGGGACCGCTCACTTGGTCAAACACCCATTGCCGATGCAAAGACCGTTTGGGCGCACGAGTTGAGTGTTTTCAAAAACAGCCTGCACCGCATTGCGTGGGCTTTGGAAAACCTGCCGGACCGTTGCCCAAACGTGATCGCGTTTAAGTCGCTTTGCAAACAAGCCCCGACACCACAAGAGATTGCACTGCCAGCGCCAAAGGCTGACCCAGAGCGCATTGCGGCTGAACTGGCAAAGCTCGCGCCACTTCGCCAACGCGTTGATTGCCAATCGAGTTATGACACCAGGGCCTGGGCCAAGACACTCAAGGCTCGCCACCTGGCAGGCGATCGCTTGAACATGAACCAAGTCAGGTGCTACAGGCTGGCACTAGGAGAAACAGCATGACCCGCACATACGCAGCAAAACGTCTGCTTGAGCATGGCCCATTGACCTTCTCTGAATTCGTCGAAATCACTGGGTGGACAACGCGACAAGTCGAATGGGTTGTGTATGCGATGTTGGATCAAGGCCTCATCCATCACACCAGTGAAATCGGATGCCGCCGCCGTCTGTATGCACTGTCATGACCCGCCAAGACGTAATCAATCTGATCATCAAAATGCACAAACTAAACCAAACAGAGCAGGCGCGTACCACTTTCGCACGGGCGCATAAGACATGGCCTGAGTGGGATTTGAAGAATGCGCCGGAGTTGCTGGCGTTGAAAGGCGAGAAATGACCAATACCCGCATGGAAGAACTCACCCGCCACTCCAGGCAGGCCGCGATGGCCGAACGCTCAGGCTGGCCGGTGAAAGGTGCGCCAAGCAGCTACACGGAAGAAGAAGTGAAGCTGTGGCAGGAGCGGTTTGACCGGGCTATGAGGGGTGGGGAATGAGTCCATCCATATGCAAAGTTTGCAAAACAGAATTTGTCAAGCAAAAGATGGGCCAGAAGGTTTGCGGTCCTGAATGTGCAATAACTTTGGCTGCAGCGGACCGTGTCAAAAAGACCCAGGCGAAAGACCGCACTGAAACTCGCAAGGCAAAAGCCAAGCTCAAGAGCCGCCGAGACTGGTTGCGCGAAGTGCAAACGGTTGTCAATGCTTACGTCCGTGAACGAGACAAAGAAAAGCCGTGCATTTCCTGCGGTCGTCACCATCAAGGCCAATACCACGCTGGGCACTATTTGTCGGTTGGCGCACATCCTGAACTTCGATTTGACGAAAACAACATTCATAAGCAATGCCAGCCCTGCAACACGCACCTAAGCGGAAATCAGCTTGAGTACCGCAAAGGATTGATAGCTAGATATAGCCAGGATTACGTCAGTGCGATTGAAACACCTGCACCAACCCGGAAGTACCAAGTAAGCGAATTAATCGAGCTGAAGGCGTTTTATAAAGAAAAGCTGAAATCACTGAGAGCATCGCAATGAACCACGCGCAAAAAGCCCAGCAGGGCCATAAATATCAATACGGCGAACTGACCGTAATCGCCATGGAGCCCGGCATAACAGCGCGGGTCCGGGAGATTGACCCGGTAACTCAATGGCTTGGGCGCGAGCACACGGTAAAGGCGAGTTGGCTTAAGCCGCTGCCAATGGTTTATTACGGTGGTGAGGTGCCAGTATGAAGCGAGTGTTCATCATGGCCCACGCCACAGCACGCAGCAATGCCATCCAAGCTGTTCAGGACGCACCAGAAGGCTATTCGGTAACCGTGAGCGAGCCAACACGAAACCTAGACCAGAACGCGGCTCAATGGCCAATCCTGCAAGCCTTTGCCGATCAACTTCAATGGCCCATCAATGGCCGTATGGAATGGATGACGCCAGAAGAATGGAAAGACGTGCTGACCTGTGCTTTTAAACGCGAGTCCGTCCGCGTGGCCATGGGCATGGATGGCGGCATGGTGATGCTAGGCCAACGTACCAGCAAATTCAGCAAACGCGAGTTTGGCGAGTGGCTGGAGTTTTTGAGCGCAACCGCAGTAGCGCGTGATGTGGATGTGCATTATTTTGAGGCAGCATGATTAACCAACGAAAGGGAAGTATGAAAACGCCACACAAACACGCAGAAGTAATTAAGGCATATGCAGATGGCGCTGAAATTGAGTTTTTTTCACCAGCTAACGGAAAATGGGAGACAACAAGCAAGTTCCCGCCGTTTTATGATGATTTTGAATACAGAGTAAAGCCAGAGCCTAAGGCAGACTTTGTTGCGATACTTAGTGTTTCTAAGCGTTTTATTGGGTTTAATGAAATGTTCGGTCGTGACAAGCATAAGATTCAGTTTACTTTTTGCGGGGAGACTGGAGAACTTAAATCGGCAGAGTTGCTATGACAAAACAACGCTGTGGCGCAAGATGTCAGGTTGGATTACATGGAGGCCGCATGATCAAGCTACCAATTGAGATTCGTGTAAACAAATATGGAATTGATATGAACCATGTTCATGCAGTTGCCAAGGCGCGTGCAGATTACATGATAAAACTTAGTTATCCAGAATACAGAAGGATTGAGGATGATGCTCAAAATACATGGAACCGCATCTACGCCAATACCGTAAAGGATATGTCAGTTCCATGAAATCCAAAAATAAACGCCAGAAACCCATCCCAGACGCCTGGCCCACATGGCCATTCACCCGGCTTGATCCGAAGGTGATGGCGGCTCTGGTGAAGAAGCTCGAAGCTAAGAAGATTTCACAGACTGAGGAGGCGCTATTATGACGACACATCCGCTATCAATAAGCCGATGTTTCATATAAAATCCCCAAATCAATAAAGAAGGGAAGCATATGGCATTCACAGAAGCGCAACTTCAAGCTCAGATCGCACCAGATGGTTCTGGCGCAAAGATCACAAAATTCCTGAACGCAGGAACAAGCACCGATGTCTACGTTCAAAACATGAACACGACAACCAGCGACAAATCAGGATGGACACAGGTGCCGCAGTCAAACACAGCAGCACAGGCGGCGGCATTGATTCGGACAAACCTTACTGCGCTTTAAAGCAAATTATGTGCCATAATTGCTTATCTGAACTAGACAGTTTTGGAGCAAATACATGGCAAGAGGTATTAAAACAGGTGGCAGGGCCACAGGAACGCCCAACAAGGCAACGCAAGAGGTAAGGGAAGCCATAGCCCTATTTGCGCAAAAGAATGCCTCAAAATTCGCAGAGTGGATTGAAAAAACAGCAAACGGCGATCCTAAAAATGGAATCAAGCCGCAGCCAGATAAGGCGGCGGATTTGTATTTGAAGGCAATCGAATACCACATTCCAAAACTCGCAAGACAAGAGCATGTTGGCGAGGGTGGTGGTCCGCTAGTCGTAGAGATTGTCCGCTTTGGCAAAGATTAGACTGCCAAACAACTGGACGCCGCGCCCTTACCAGCTTCCAGCATGGGAGTATCTTGAAAAGGGCGGTCGGCACGCTGAGCTTGTTTGGCATCGAAGAAGCGGAAAGGATGAATTGGGGCTGCATCGAACGGCTGTGGCCTCATTCGAGCGTGTGGCGGGTTACTGGTACATGTTGCCAAAATACAACCAAGCACGCAAAGCCATTTGGGACGCAATCAACCCGCATACTGGCAAGAAGCGTATTGACGAAGCTTTCCCGCATGAAATACGGAAGTCAATCAACAATCAGGAAATGAAAATGACGTTTCTGAATGATTCCGTGTTTCAGGTTGTAGGCTCAGATAACCCTGATTCACTGGTTGGATCACCACCCGCTGGGATTGTTTACTCCGAATGGGCACTATCAAATCCTGACGTTCGCGCATATCTCCGTCCCATCATCATGGAAAACGGCGGATGGCAGATATTCAACACTACGCCACGCGGGCGCAATCACGCACTGAGAACGCTTGAATCAGCCAGGAATGATCCAAAGGCTTTCGCGCAGGTTTTAGGCGTCAGAGATACAGGCACCTTCACCGAGGAGCAAATACAGGCGGAGCTACAGAACTACATAGCGGATTTTGGCGAAGATTACGGGACTGCTAAGTTTGAACAGGAGTATCTGTGTTCATTTGACGCGGCGAATCTTGGCGCTATTCTTGCCAGGTCGATATCGATTGCCGAGCGTGAGGGCCGAATAACAGATGATTGCGTGTTTGATCCTGATGGTGCAGATATCGAGGTTAGCTGTGACCTGGGGCGCAGGGATACAGCCACATGGTGGTTCTGGCAACCGGTGGTAGGTGGGTATAGCCTGATTGATTCTGATAGCGGATGGGGCATCGATGCAGAGGAATGGTGCGAGAGACTAAATAAGCGCATGAGCAAATACAAGCGTGGTAACGGAAAGCCTGCGCTGGGACACTTCTGGTTACCGCACGACGCAAAGGCCAAGACATTCGCGGCAAAACGGAGCGCAGAAGAGATTTTCGCCGCTTGCTTTGGTTGGGATAAGGTCAGGCAAGTATCTAAAACAAGCATTGCTGACCGTGTAAATGCGGCGCGTGTTCTTATCCCAAGAATCAGATTCCACGCCACTAATAATGATGCTGCATTAGATGGGCTTAGAGCATGGGCATATGAATACAACGATGAAACACGGACGTTCGCCAGTGATCCAGTCCATGATTGGGCATCGCATTATGGCGATGGATTTTCATATGGTTGCCAAGTAATGCAAGAGGTTGCGCCACCTAAGAAAGGTGATAATCCGTATACTTTTAGCACTGTTGGGGCTAAATCTGATGGTTTGAATACTGGAATATCAATTAACCAAATCATCAAAAACCATGCAAAAAGGCGCTTGGATTACGAATAAATAGGCAAAAACACATGTTTTGATGGATAATGCGCGAAACTGAATGAAGGGGTTAATATGGAATACGGTCAACCAGTAACACTTACAGCAACCGGCACAGTATCCCCACGTAGTGGCCGAATGACTGGCTTTTATGTCAATTCAACTACAGCGGGGACTATTGTCCTTACCTCTGGCGGTGTTTCAAGCGGAACAATTACTCCGGCAGTGGGTTGGCATTTTTACCCAATCGGTTTCCCTGAGGCTTTGACCGTTGTTATTGGCGGTGTGCTTGATGTAACATTCATGACTATCCCTAGTTAATCATGGAAGAAAACGGAACACTAATCCGTCCAGAGGACGCTGGAAAAGGTGAGACTGGAGTTGTTAAGCGCTGGTTGCTGGAACTGAAACTGGCAGATAAGCGAGAATCCGACTGGCGCAAAAAGTCTGAGCGTGTACTGAAACGCTACCGCCAGAAGGAATTTAAGAAATACAGCTTTAACATTCTGTGGTCTAACACAGAGACCATGCGCCCAGCCATCTATAACAGCTTGCCCAAGCCAGATGTGCGCCGCCGATTCAAGGATGAAGACCCTATTGGAAAGATTGTTTCAGAGGTTCTGAGCCGTGCGCTTGAGTTCGGCATGGACACGACCAACTTTGACAGCCAGATTCGAGGGTGTGTGCTGGATATGCTTTTGCCGGGTCGCGGCGTGGCCAGGGTTCGTTATGTTCCATCATTCAATAAGGTTGAGCCTTTAGAGTCCGAAGAGACAATAGAAGGCGAAGCGACTGAGGGTGATATTGAAGAATTAGCATGGGAGCAGGCCCCGATCGAGCATGTGGAGTGGTCTAAATTCCGCATGGGCGCGGGTTCTGAGTGGTCTTGTGTGCCATGGGTTGCTTTCATGCACAACATGACACGCGACGAACTAGAAGAAAAGTTCGGAGAGATTGGAACTATCGTCCCACTTGAGAAGGTGGATGATCAAGACGTAGAGAACGAGAACGACGAAGACGTTAAGCAACTATTTAAAACAGCGACTGTCTGGGAAATCTGGGACAAAGAAGCGAGAGAAGTTCTGTTTATCGCCCCAAGCTACAAAGACAAGCCTTTGATGACGGTCGACGACCCATTATCTTTGACTGACTTCTTCCCGAATCCAAAACCTCTGTATGCAATTGAGGATTCTGGCGACATGGTGCCAATCCCATTGTTTGAATATTACAAGGAACAAGCGGACGAATTAGACACCGTAACTCGTCGCATCAGTATCTTGGTTAAAGGCTTGAAGATGCGCGGCATTTATGATGCTACGCTGTCAGAATTGTCAGAACTGATGCGAGGTGAGGATAACGACCTTATCCCTGCTGCCAACGTAACTGCGTTGATTGATCGCGGCGGGCTGGAAAAAGCCATTTGGTTTATGCCTATTGAGCAAGCCGCCCGGGTGCTGCAAATCCTGCAAATCCAGCGTGACGCTACAAAACAGGTTATCTACGAAATCACGGGGATATCCGATATCTTGCGTGGATCGACAAACCCGAATGAAACGCTTGGTGCCCAGCAGATCAAGAGCCAATGGGGAAGTGCGCGACTGAAACGCATGCAGACAGACGCGGCCATGTTCATCCGTGACTTGATCCGACTGCAAGCAGAGGTTATTGGCGACAAATTCCAGCCTGAAACGCTAGCTATGATGACTGGCATCAAACTTCCGACAGGAGCGGAAAAAGAGCAGGTTATGATGCAGTGGCAGGCCCAGGCCGCGCAAGCCCAGCAGGCAGGCCAACAGCCGCCACCGCAGCCTGAATTACAGCCGAGTTGGGATGAGATCATTCAGGTGATGCGAGATGACCGCCAGCGCACGTTCAAAGTGGATGTTGAGACGGATTCCACTGTTGCAGCGTCCGTAGAGTCTGACATGGCTGGATTGCGTGACGTTCTAACCGCTTTGTCTCAAACCATCCAAGGGTTCGGCCCAGCTGTCCAACAAGGATCGTTCCCAGTCGAGGCCCTGAAAGAAATCCTGATGACCATTACCCGCCGAGCCAAGATGGGCAGCGCGGTAGAGGATGCTATTGACAAGATCAAACAGCCGAAGCCGCAAGACCCGAATGCGGGACAGATGCAAATTGAGCAAATGAAGATGCAGAGTGCTCAGCAAGCAGCACAAATGCAGGCTCAGTTACAAGAGAAACAAGCTATGTCTCAAATGCAGCACGAAGCACAGATAGAGCAAATGAAGGCACATTTGGCTGACCAGCAGCACCAACGGCAGTTAGCTGCAGATATGCAGGCAGAGCAGCAAAAAGCCCAAATCGCGGCTCAACTCAAGACCCATGAGCAAGAGGTGCAGGCGCAACAGAACGCGCACCAAAACCAGATTGAAGCTGAAAGAGAACAGCAAAGGATGGCGATGGAAGCGGCGCAGGCTGAGCGTGAAGCACAGTACAAGCTGCAATCAGAGGCGCAGAGAATTGAGTTTGAGCGTTGGAAGGCTGAATTGGCTTTCCAACAAGCTATCCGGGTTGCTGAAATAAGCGCCGAAACGACGATTCGGAGCGCGCAATCTAACTCCGCTAACCAACCATCAAAGGATCAGCCTATCAAGGATGATTCAGGCATTGCTGACCTTCACAAACAGACCCTATTTGTAATTCAAGGACTGACTGAGCAAATGAACAAACCAAAGACAATCATCCGTGGACCTGATGGTAAAGCTATAGGAGTTAAATAATGGCTGCATATGTAAAAATCGCTGGCGCAATCCCGATTAAAGATGGCGCAATCAACGCTGGTACTGATCAATGGGCATTTGCCCTAACAAACACCGTCCCAGCGGGCACGACATTCACATCAGGTACTACTGACCTTGCGACATCTGGAGGTTATACGGCTGGCGGTACGAACGTTAGCACCACGTCATTCACAGAATCAGCGGGGACGGCTAAGCTGATCCTTGCTGCGCCAGGCACTTGGACCGCATCAGGCGGTGGATTCACATTCCGCTACGTCATTCTGGTGGATAAAACCACAAACACCAATCTTGGCTATTGGGACAATGGATCGTCTATTGT